CCATCCGCTACTCGATTGGCGAAGATTGTTTTCTGCGCGTTTGAATCGTCGATTCTGGATGTTGGCCCAATATCGGTCGGCTGACTGCGGGTCAGACTTGCGAAGCTCTTCGTAGGCATCAGAAGGCAACGCGAATACACCCGCGATGTCTCTGGCCACGGCATCCTCACCGATCTTGCGGGCTTTGTCAGAAAACCCAAACGGACGTGTGTTGCGAGCGAGCTCCACCGATAGCCCACGCGCCTCCTGCTTCACGAGTGACTCCACTGTGCGTCCAATTTTTTCTGGATGACGTCGCAGCAAGCGCACCACATCCGCCGTGCCGTCGAGTTTGGCTGTGATACGTACGTCACTCATCGGTGGTGGAAAGACTAAGGGTGAGGAGTGGTGAACGTGGATGGCTACTCACGCGTGTGATGCGATAGACGGCACCATCCATCTCCATGCGTTCCCCGAGCTTTGGTAATGCAGCAGGAAATGCGAGCTTTGGCACACGCAGGCTCAGATCCGGTGAATCAACGAAGCCACCAATATCGAGTTGCTGCTCGTTGCGATTTCGACTGACCAGCACAAGCAGGTTGATGCCGTTCCACTGCGCCTTCACTCCATGCTCGTGGAGAAGTTGCTGCAGGTCGCTGAGGATGTCGGATTCGAGACTCATGCCAATGCTGCGCTGTCAAAAATGAAACACCCTCTCCCGATTTCCCGAGAGAGGGTGATACAAAATCTGATGAAATCAAAGAATGCAATTTCTCAATATATAAGCTATAGGAACGATTCTATTTTTAGAAAATTTCGATTCCAAATCTCATTTTAGACATTGTCCTATTAATACCGAAGTGATTTGACCGTAGAACGTCTTCTTTACCCAAGAACTCACGCGGAGCTCATTCAATGCGTGTCCCTCAGATTGGATTTTCAGTTGATATGTGGGCCCCTGAAAAAGCTCGCCGACGAGAACTTGGTTGCTATGCTGAGCAAAAGCCGAAGCGCCTTTGCTAGACTTAATGCATTTCCACGTTTCTTCAGCAATCGTCGCTTCGCAATCACCGAGGCTGGAATCTTCAATAATCACTATATTTGTCATGCGAGTAATTATTAATGTTACTCATTTCCTACAACACGGTAGAACGCAGCTCCCTCCGGGGAAGTGAATTCGACTCGCACATTGTTACTATTCACGGAAACATTGGAGCCTGTAATGGGTAGATCGAACCACTGTTTGAGGTTGGTGCTCTTTTTGATGCCGAGGTTAAGAGTGAATTTGCCGGTGCTTGTGTTACGTCTGAGGACAGGACTCCCTAGTGCAATCGTATGCATTTGGTCTGGGGTATAGAGGCCGTGAGGGTTAGGATTATTAATGACACCCTGTACTGCTACCGCTGAGATGGATGCTGCGGCTGCTGCAGGTATGAAGTTTGCCGTGACACTTTTGCTTGTATCCATGTTGAGTTGCAGCGGATTCGCACTCCCAACTGCATCACCCGACCAGTGCGAGAAGACATAGCCCCCCGCTGGCGTTGCAGTTACAGGTGCGACGGCGTTGGTGTTGTACGACCCTGCACCGGAAACCGATCCTCCGCCGGAACTCGCCGTGGTGAGGAAAAGACTGGTAGTTTGGGTGATGGTATATTCCACGCCGGAAACGATGATTTTTCCGGTTCTGGTTTGGCCTGTGGTATTGGCCGCCACTGAATAACGAAGCGTTCCATTGCCGATGCCAGTAGGCCCGCCGTTAATCGTGATCCATGGTTGCGTGACAATGGCTTGCCAAATTGCGCTTAGCGGAGCAGAGACTCCGAAAGCTCCAGCGCCGGCGTTACTGCCGATTTGGGATACTTGTGGGTTGATGCTTAGGTCGTAGCCACGTTGAGTGAAGTAAATCGTCTGACCAGCTATTGTCACAGTTCCAGTTCGGGACCTGGACGTGTCGGTGTAGGGATCTGCAATGATGAAGACATTTCCGGTTCCGTTGCCTGTTTCGCCGAGCGCGACGGTCAGCCAGCTGGCGTTGCTGGCAGATGTCCATGATGCACTTCCTCCCACGACGACATCTACCCAAGCACCACCACCATCGGCGCCCAAAATAGTCATTGGCGTGGTCACTGTGGCAGGTGTACCATTCTGAGTGACGGTGAAAGTTTTACCGGCGACCGTCACCTGCCCCGTGCGCGATGTCACGCTTGGGTTTGCACCTGCGGATACCGTTACTGCGGCTGATCCCGCGCCACTTGTCCCAGCCGTAATTTGCAACCATTCCGCAGACGATGCCGCCGTCCAGTTCACATTTGAGGCCAGGATCAGTTGCGTGGTGGCCGTCCCTCCGCTCGCGGCGATCGTCGCACTAGTTGGGGCTATGCTTGGTTCTACGACTCCTTGCGTGACGTTGTGATCGAGGAAAATTGCTTTCTCGTTGTCGTAAATGGATTTGACCTGAAGCGAAGTGAGCGCCCCGTCATAGAATGCGATGTTTCCCAAGGATCCATTCCACCCACCGATTCTCATCCAAGTTGGAATACTATTTGATGAACCAAAATTGTATGAGGATACTGCATTTGTGTTGCCGACTTCTTCACCATCTACATAAATCTGAAGATTTGATCCAAAAGCTGCTGACAATGTGAGCATTTGCCACTGCTTGGATTTCAATCCCGCAGCAATCCTAGTCCCGGTGGATAAAATTATGTCGCCTAACTCATCAACACCTACATCCAAGGCGTCACCTACCACGCCAGAACGCCTGAAAAGGCGAGAAACAGAACCAGCTTGAGGTAAAGATTCAAGACGGATCCAAAAACTATAGCTAGCGCTATTTTGGGTAAATGATTTCTGGTGCGACCAAATTCGAAACTCACCGGTACCCGGACTTTCTAATGCTCTCTGATTTCCTTGGAAACGGTCTTTTGCTTCTCCCCATTCTACTATGCCTGAAAAATTACGCTCATCTAAGACAGGCAAATTAAGCGATATTCCACCAATGGAATTACTCGGATTTTTTACAGTGCCACCTCTTTCATATTTGGAATAAACAGCAATGCTTTTAATCCATTTCGAAGTATACGGATTGGCAAATATTAGAGTTTGGCTATTGCTGAAAAGATGATTTGACGAAAAATGCCCATCTGGCTTGTATACCGATACGCTTTGGTCCGGGCAAGTGTATGTAGTGCCATCTTCGTAGATATAATGCGCGCGCACAAAAATTGTTTGCGATCCGGAATAATACCAACTGTATCCATCCTGTCGCATTGCGCTGGTGACAGGCACAGCCAAATTTGTGTCTATGCCCATGAGAATTCCATTTACTGAATAGTTCGCATTTACTACTTGCGCCCAATCGGTTGTTGTTGCAGAGACAGCACCGGTAATGCTGTAGGATTGTGCATTGCTGGGTGATAATGGGAGTGAATGTCCTGGGATTGACTGCCCACGAAGATTGTAGAATGAAACGGGATTAAGTGCAGGCAGCTCAATAGATCCATAGGGGTTTGAGGACAGCGCTAATGTAAAGAGCTCTGTGACTTCGTCATCGCTGAGAACCCGCCCGTAAACACGCAGATCTTTGATCACTCCACCGTTGAGGTAGCCCGAGGAAGGTAGATCAGCGTAACCGAGCTTGAATGCTGAGGGACTAGTAGCAGCGCTTAAGGGAAAAGGAGATGTCGTAAGATTTGAGGAACCTGCAAGTCGGATTGTCCCACCGACTTCCCCAGCATAGAGCTTGATGGCGTTAGATGGCGATGCCGTGACCACAACATGGTATTCTTTGGCTTCCTCAATCGTGAAATCAGAAGTAAGAACGCTTGTGCCGGACTGGAAGACCAAGCGGTTGCTTGAATTGACGTAAATTGCTACGTTGCGGGAGTTAGCATTGTGGCTGAAAAGACGATGAATAGCTCCTACAGTCTCGACGCTGAAGCGGAAGGCAATGGTCACGGCATCCTGATCAATGACAAAATCGGGACCAGTCAGATTGCGGTAGAACGATCCGTCCAACCGGGTTTCAATGGCCCCGGACAAATGCCGCAACCAGCCGCTGACGTCGGTGTCGCCAGTCGGTACATGGCAAAGAAGGCCCAAGGTCAGGTCCACGCTCGGCAATGCCACAGGGGCATAAACACGAACCTTACCTGTGCGCGGGCTGAGTGTCGGATTAGCGGAAGCGACGTAGCTAATGTTTCCGTTTCCTGCCCCTGTGAGGTCCGAAGCGATAATCCAAGGGGAAAGACTTTCGGCGGTCCATGGAGCATCCGGTGTCGCGACAACGGCGATGTTTCCATAGGCTCCGGTAGGTTCAGCCGTGGCTTCTTTCGGCAGAATGTCGATGATGGGATTTGATGTGCCGCTCTGGCGAATGGTAAAAGTAGCCGATCCGATTTGAACGCTTCCGGTTCGTTCAAGAAAACTGGGATTGGTACCGATTCCAAGAGTAACCGTCGAGTCGCCGAATCCATTTCCAGAATCCACTACGGAAATCCAGGATGCGCTAGAGGTGGCAGTCCAATTCGTAGTGGATAGCGCGGAAACCTGAAGCATTACAATATCTGAGCCATAGTCCTTTACTACGCTGTTCGGAGAAAGGTTCACATCAGCCCCTGTCTGGGAGACTGTGAATGTCTGGTTGCCAATGATCAAGGTGCCAGTGCGCGTCGTGACGCCCGTGTATGAGGCAACCGAGTAGTTGACCGTGCCGCTGCCGACGCCGGATGGCGTGCCGACAGTGATCCACGGTACCCTGGAAACTGCCGTCCACGAAACGCCTGCGGATGTTGAGATGCTGACCGAACGGGCACCGCCTGTCAGATTAATTGTCGCGCTGGTAGGGGTTAGCGTCGCGGCGTAGCCGGTTTGGGTGACGGTGTGTACCTTGTCGTTGATGGTAATCGTCCCCTGTCGCGTATCTGCGGAGAAGTTCGAACTAACGACGTATATGCATGAGGTGCCTGCGGATCCGGTGGTTCGCGGGGTGATATTGATCCAAGATGCAGTCTTGGTGGCAGTCCAAGTGCCCGTGCCGGCGGTAAGGATGGATCCTCCGCCGCCATCTTTGGTAAAGGAGCGGGTCGGTGGGTCGATGGTGACCTGGCTCCAGGCGTTAATAGCTCCGCAAAAGAAGATAAGAAAGAAGCGGGCAAGTGAATGGGTGAACGGGTTCATCAGATGCATTTTTAGGTTTCGGAAGATCTTCTGCAATCGGTAGCTGTATTATGTTGGGAGTTCCAAAAGGTTCTCGACCTCACGCAGCAAGATGTCTACAGAAGCCTGCTCGACGAACTGAGTGATTGCTTCTTAGATCAGGTTCTGCTATTAAGGACGCGACATAGAGCACCTCGATCAAGCCAGAGTGATTTGTCACCGCGCCAGCCTGCAGAGTTCCCAAGGCAACAGTGCCGACTATTGAGCCGTGATTGGTCAGGCTGCCGACCTGAGCTTTACCGCCGCCTGAGTCAATTTGAGCACTCAATGGTGAAGCGATGAGGCTGACGACGAGAGAAATGAGGAATAAAGTTTTCACTGGTGTAGTGGAATAAAAGCTTTGCCACCGAACTTGTAACCAAAATAGTACGATCTAGGCAAGCAAAAAATCAGATGACGCAACTTTTTGGCAGGATTGTCACAAAAACCCCCTCTCCGTTTCCAGAGAGAGGGCATCCACGAACCAAAGCTGTCATCTTACACCGGGCGGATGATGCGCTCCATCATCGGCTTGTTGCCGGGGGCGAAGCCATACATCAAGGTGAAGCTCACCTCCTGCTTGCCGAGGCGACCATCGTAGCGGTCACGCACTTGCATCGAGAGGCCGGTGCGTGGATCGGTGACCACTCGGATGACGGTGTCGCCCGTGTTAGCGGGAACATCGGGCACACGCGCGGCCATGATGAGCGACTCGCGAATACCGGCAAATCCGACCAGACGCTCGCCATTCTCGGGAAGAGCCGAGTATTCGATCACAGTGAAGCCGTTCACGTCGGGTAGCATTCCAGTGACCACCACGTTGGAGGCCGCAGGAGTGATGAAGGCTTTGTAGAGAGCTTCGTCCTTTTGCAACGCGTTGTAGTAGTCAGAGTTGACGAACATGAAGCGGCCCATGTCTGGGATGAAGCGCTTATTGAGTTTGGTGCTGATGTCCACCACGGCGTTGCGACCGAAGCTGGCTGCCGCGATATCTGTCTTGTTGGTGAAGTTTGCATTCACGATCAGCGCCATCAGGTCGTCACTCACCTTACGACCGAGCGCGTAAGCGACCTTGTCGGCGTAGCGTTGGTTGAGGTCGATCTGGCTTGTGGATCGCTCGACGTCGGTGATGGAGTAGCCTGCGTAGGCGTGCTTGTTGATCTTCACAGGAACATCAACCTGGGCCTGATCGTCTGGAACGTAGCCTGTGGTCTGGTTGAAATCCTTGGCCACCGTAGGAGTTACGATGTGGGTGATGATGTCTTGGTTGAACTTCACGCTCGCCGATGAGAAGTCGGTAGCGATCTGGTTGAGCACAGGGAAACGTGCGAGGAGGGTGGTCAGCGCGGTTTGGGCGATGATGGCGGAATTGACTGTGGCGTTGGTATTGGGCATGGCGGCTTAGCGGTTGAAGAATGGTTTGAGGTGACTTTGAAAGAAGGCGGCGGCCTCTTCCGGTTTGCGCTCGGAAACGAGACGGTCGTATTCGGTGACAAGTTGGTCGTAGCTTGCAGGCGTCCCGAGTGCCTGACCGTCACCGGCTGGGGTGACGCGAGCAGGAAGGTTTGTGCCTGTAGCTGCGGCAATGCGGGCCACCTCGGTCTGGACGCGACGATCGAAATCAATCTGTGATGCTTCCAGTTCGGTGATGCGAGATTGCAGGCTGGTGACCTGCTCTGTAGCTGCGTCCCGCTCGTTGGTGAGCGTTTCGAGTTGTGCGCTGAGGGCTTCCACTTCGCCGCGCAGTGTGCATACGGCGGCTGATTCCTCTGCAAGGAGTTGAGTCTGAGCTTGGTGGTCCCGATTGAGATCAGCGAGTTCAGTGCGGGCTTGGGCGAGTTCGTCTTCGATGGGCGTGTCCATTGCCAGTGATCCGGTGTCAACCGACGAAGAGTGATAGACACGAAGACGACGCATGGCTTCAGACCGATCCGAAACCATTCCGGCGAGGTTGTGACGTTGCGCTTGTTTGCCGCTGAAGGTCTGGCCTTCCATAGCTTCCGTGGGAATGGCTCGACCTTTTGCGAGAACTGCCGCGTGGAACTCACCAGCGATCTCAGCAAGGTTCGAGGAAATCAATTTGCGTTGATCATCGGTGAGTGGAGTGCCGGGCGCACCCATCGCTTTGTATTTGCCGACGGAAAAGACCTCGACCTTGATGCCTCGGTTTTCGAGTGCCGCGCTGTTGTCGATCACCGTTTGCACCACTCCAATCGATCCCACTTGGGCGGATGGCGTGACATAGACGGCGCGTGCTTGGCTCGCGATCCAGTAGGCCGCCGAGCACATCAGACCCGAAGAAAAGGCATAGACTGGCTTTTTCTTGTCGAGCCTTGCCACAGCATTGGCGAGCTCAGGAGTGCCGGCCACCGTGCCGCCAGGAGAGTCGATATTGAGGAACACCGCCTTGATGTCCTCACGACCCTTTACCTCATGCAGTGCGTCCGCGATTTCTTCGGAACTGGTCGCGCCGAAGAACACACGAGCGAAGAGATCGGGCTTGCGAAGAATCGGGCCTTCGATGGACACGACACCAATGCCGTCGTCGATGGAGAGGAGAGAATTTTGCGGAGCTTGCTTCGAGAGAAATCCTCCACGCTCTGCCTGTTCTTGAAAGGCGGCAGAGATTGTTTGCAGTGCATCAGGTTGAATTAGCCACTCGCGATGTTGTAGAACCGGGTTCACGCCCGGTTGACGGTGTCAACGCGTGACTATGCTTGTGAATTCCTCTCCGACCACAACTTAGTTACTCAGAGATGCGATGCATTATCCTTTTTTCGTTACATAAGATATCGTGATTGTACCTCACATTGCGCTCCTTGAGAGCCTCCAAGTAGCAGTATCTTCGAACTAATTCGAAGGTGCTGCTAAAGTCTCGTCCAACGCAGCTAAAGATTCATCGAATCGCATTTAGAAAACCAGAAACTTGCTCGCTGGGCACGGAGAGATTGAGTCTTCCATGGGATCCTGAAAGCTGAATCATTAAACCCTGATTTTTGTATCTTTCTAGTAGAGAACGTGAGAGGATAGCTCCGTGATTGTTGAATGTGACCCCTAGAGAACGCTCCATATCAAGTTTCCCGTGCCCTGCGAGATAACATGAGCTAAAGTATTCGGTATCATAAGTAGTGATTAACAGATAGTATTCATTACTACCGCTCTTTTTAATATTAGCTACTAAGCGGTAGTATGCGAATGAGTGGATACCGTCGACATTACGCCCAGAAAATTCCATTTCCGGCCCCCTATAAATTTTGTCGCCTGAATAGCTTCTTGCGTCCACTGTAACTAGAGAAGTTACTTGCGGAATAGTTAGTGGTGTGACTGGTGTGACGGGACCACACGAAGAAATGCTCAAAGAAACAAAGACTGCTGTCAAAATTTGCTTCAATTTTTTATTGATCAACAATTGCATAAGCAGATAGTAGATGAATCAGACTAGAAAGTCAAACTGGAAAACAAGTGATCCTCAGTCTGCCCTCGCAGTAATCGGAGTGGAGGGCTTCCAGAGCATTTCCACCGGAATGCCGTATTTCTCCGCCGTCTCAATGATGAGTTTTGCATCGCTCGCACGACGTTCGATCTCCTCGCCAAAATCCGCTCCGAGTTCCTGGAAATGATCGGAGAGAGTTTTGAGACCCATCTCCACATCGGCTCGGTTCTGTTGGGCTTCGCGTCCGGCGTCCACAGTCACCCGCTTCGGAGGCACTGTGCAAATCTTCCACCAATCATCAATTGGCGATAGGAGTCCGCGGGCAATCGCATCGCCAATCACGTAGATCCACACGGGCTTGATCAGACGACGTTCGAGAATCATTTGTCGAAACGAGAATCTCCGATCTGCTTTGGCTACGATCAATCGCACACCTGCTCCACCGACCTTGCTCGAATCCGCAGCGAACTCAAATGGGATCACACCGAGTGCTGAATCGCGTCGTAAGTGTTCGAGAAAGCCAGTGAACGTAGGTGATGGTCGATTTGACTGGAAGCTCTCCAGGGATTCGTCTGGCTTCAATGCCACGAGCTTTCCACCGACAATCCGCTGGAGAGTGACGGGATCACTCGGCTCACCAGCACCCACAGAGCCCCCGACTACGAAGTCGCCATTATCGTCGATTTCACCTCGTGCCGTTTTCAGAATCCGCGACACGTCGGCATTGTCTTTCACGGCATGTTTCTCCAAGGCTAGCAATTCGATTTCATCGAGGACATGATTGATTGAGTGCTGGATGGTTGGATGCGACCTAACGCCCCCGGCCCACTCGGGTTCGTGGATATGTAAGATCGACG